CGCCAACATGATGGCCGATGAGACTTGGATGACGGCGGGCGAAGCCGTTGACCAAGGATTTGCGGATGCGGTCGGTGACAAGTCCGATGGTGATCCGGCCAATCGATACGATCTCTCCGTTTTTGCCAAGGCTCCTGGCGCCAAAGAAAACCCCAAGGACGCGGAATCCAAAACTATTTACTCGGCCGACCATTTCCGGCGGCAAATCGCACTGAACAACCTCAAATCCATAAAGCAAACACGATGAACCGACTCGAAAAACTACGAAACGATCGGAAAGCCGCCTCGGCCAAATACAACAAGATTGTTGACGAAAATCCGGATGGTATTTCCGAAGAATTGAAGAAGCAACTGGACGCCATCCAGAAGGAAATCGACGCGCTTGACGCTGAAATCGAAATCCACCTTCAGAACAAGAAGAATCAGGAAGGCCAGCAAAAGTTGGATGAATCCTTGCGTCAGCCCGTGGGCAATCGCCACATTCCCGGACCGCCCGCGAACAACGGCCTTTCCGATGGCGAAGAGCGCGATCTGAAGGATTATCGGGTCATGAATGTGCTCATGGCCGCGATGGGGCGCGGCGACGTGAATGGGCTCGAGCGCGAAATGCATCAGGAAGCCTTGATCCAAGCCAAGGCCGATCAAGTCGACTATGGCGCGGGATCGCTCGTGATCCCCAATGTGGTCTTGCAGCATGGCTCGCGGTATTTCCGCAATGACATGACCACGTCCGATGGGGCCGGCGGCGAGCGCATCGCGACCGAACTGCGCCCCATCATCGACGTGTTGCTTGATTCGCTCAACCTTCGGGCCCTTGGAGCCAACGTGCTGACCGGGTTGCGCGGCGATGTCGATTTCCCGGTGATGACCGCCGGCAGCGAGCCGACGGAAAAATCCGAAACTGGCGCGGCCGACGAAATCACCCCGACCACCAGCAAAAAGAGCATTTCCCCGAAACGCTTGCCCGGTTACATCGAAGTGACGGAGAAATTGCTGCGTCAGGACGCCTATTCCATCGAGGCGTGGATTCGTAACCACCTCGGCGAACTGGTCGCCCTGCGCATGGAGCGCATGGCCATCAATGGTTCCGGTTCCAGCGAACAGCCTACGGGTGTCTTGAATGCGTCCGGCCTCACGCTGGTCTCTCACGGCACCGACGGCGGCGCGCCGGCCCGGACCACGGTGACCCGACTGCCTGGCAACGTCGATGTTGCCAACGCCCTGATGGGATCGCTTGGTTACTTCACCAACGGCAAGGTCGAAACCACCCTGAAGGAAACCAAAGTGGACGCCGGTTCCGGTCAATTCGTCTGGCCTGAAGGATCTTCCACGCTGAACGGCTACCGGACGGCGACTTCCAACGTGGTGCCTTCCAACTTGACCAAGGGCGCCGGAACGAGCCTCTCGGCCATGATCTTTGGCAACTGGCGCGATCTCATCATCGGTCAGTGGGGAGGCATCGAAATCGTGCCAAACCCATACCTCAAGATGGATCAGGGCATCACTCAGGTGCACATCGCTGCGTTTTACGACGTATTGGTGTCCCGCGTCGCATCGTTCGCCGCCGCGAAGGACCTTGTCACGGTTATCTAACCGAACTCACCAAATTAAGACAAATTTTACACATTATGAGCAAACAAGCAGAACAAGTTGCGTATCTCACGCGGGATTGTGTGATCAAACCCGGCAAGCACGGATTCAAAGGCGATAAGATCGAAAGGGACATCGTCGGAGGGCAAGTTTGGGAAGATCTCGCCCTTGCGGGCGCGCTGTCCAAAAATCCGCCTGAAACCAAGTCCCAGTCCAAAAAGGAAACCAAGTCGAAGTGAACATTCGCTGGGTCAATCTTGAACGCACTTCAGCGCCCGGGGCGGAACCTGTGACCGCCTCGGAGCTGAAGACGTTCTTGCGCGTGACTCATACGGACCATGACTCGCTGATTGCTGCCCTTGGCGCCGCGGCAAGGGAGCTAATCGAGGAATGGACACGCCGAAGCCTGATCACGCAGACCTGGAAGGTTTCCTTGAAAAACGACCTGACGGCGGGGGAGATTTATCGGCTCCCTCGCCCAAAGGTCATCTCAATCACCTCGGTCGATTATGTCGACATCGATGGAGTTCTCCAAACCGGATACGCGACGAGCAACTATCATGTGGTCGCCGGCGAGGACGGCGGGATCTGGTTTGAAGATATTCCAGACACGGATACCGTTCCGGAGCCGATCCGAATCACATACACCGCCGGATATGGATCCAACGCCTCGGACGTTCCGGAGGCATTAAAATCCGCGATCAAGATCTTGGTGAACGAATGGTATGCCAATCGATCACCTGAAGGCCAAATCCCTGACTGGATCAAGGCCATCATTCAAACTTTCAAAGTCCCAATGGCATGAAAAATTTCATCTTCATTTTAATCATCCCGACTTTGATCGGTTGCTCCACCGTTGACGGATGGATCACGGACAAGACGCCCGACAACCCCGAGCTTGCAGAGCAGCACAAGAACGCTGAACCGGTCAATGACGGAACCGGTGACGTTTTGATCCCCAATCCAGTCAACCCGAATGAAATGATTCGGACCAACCTTCCGCCTGTGGTTTACAAGCACGAATTGAAACCGGAAGCGGCCGAGATTGTCCGGACTGGATCAAGCCTGTTGCCGTTCCCTGGGGCGCGCCTTGTGGGCGAGGGCATCGTTGGGCTTGGCCTGCTTTACACAAGCATTCGAAACCGCAAATGGAAGAAGGCGGCGATCTCTGGCGTTAGGGCTGCGGATCAGTTTAGACGCGCTCTGAAGAAAACGCCAAACGGTAAGAATTCGGATGACGAAATCAAGTCCGACCTCAAGTCGCAGCAAAGGGCTGACGGCACTTGGGACATGATTAACACCATCATCAACAACTTTTTGAAATGAACCCCGGCGACCTGGACACCAAAATCGTGATTCAGACTCCTTCGCGCACACCAAATGCCATGGGTGCGCAGGATGAATCATGGTCCACGGTCGCCACCGAATGGGCGGCAAAGAAGCACCTGCGCGGCCAAGAATACGAGCAAGCCCAGCAAATCGCATCGGAGACCGAAACAAAATTCACCATTTGGTTCAACTCCAATACGAGCGGGATTGCGCCCAAGGACAAGGTCGTCGAGGGCTCCACTGAATACGACATCCTAGCCGTTCTACCCATCCCGGGAGGACGACCGGAGAAGATCGAACTTTTGACCAAAAGAAGGAGCTCCGATGCCTAAGATCGAGACGACATTCAAGGGATTTGGCCAGGTCGCGAACAATCTCAACGCCATTGCCGGCAAGATTGAGCGCGGCGGCATGAGGATCGCTTTAACGAAGGCTTCCAAGCCCATGCTCAAAGCTGCCAAACAGGAAGCCCGAAAGGATGAGCGGACCGGCACGCTTCGGAAATCGCTTCGGAGAAAGGTGAAGACCAACCGGAACGGAAGCGTCGCGGTATTTATTGGGCCCGATCGCCGAGTGACTGCCGAAGTGGATGGCAAAACTCACATTCCCGCCAATATTGCCCACTTGAAGGAATTTGGGTTTACCCACACAAGCGGTAAAGCGGTCTCCGGATCGCACTTCCTTGAAACCGCCTTCGAGGCGACCAAGGACGAAGCGATCACCATCTACGCCAAGGAAATCAAGGGAGCCGTTCAGACTTCGGCGAACCGGCTCAAAAAGAAAGGAGTCATCTGATGCCTTCGAGCCTGACCAATGCCGTCAAAGACATTCGAACGCTCGTCGTTAACGCGGTGACAAGCGAAGGCAATGTCGGAAGCAAAGTTTTCCTTCACGGCGAGGTAAAGGACGATCCGGTCTTTCCTTATATCGTGCTCGATAACGAGGGGGACGACGATCGCGAGTATCGAACCCACGACGGCAATCAGAATGCGGAGGATCTTGAGTTCTCCATCCACATCCACACTCGAGGGCGAGTTCAGGGCATTGCGCTTCGTGATCTGGTCATCACGGCGCTCTCAGGGTATTCGGGAGTCACCGGAGACACGACTTTTGGTCACATAGCCCGCAGTGGCGGAACCCACTTTTACAATGAACAACTGAAATCCAACGAAGAGATCATCGATTTCACAGCACTATTAACGAACAACTGAGGAACCTATCATGCCAGAAAAAATCGCAACATTTGGAGCTAAGCTCTACAAAACCACCATTGCCGCTGCCAACGAGATCGCCAGCGTCATTTCCGTGGGGGGAATCGACATCAGTCGAGCGGTGATCGACAGCTCAACGCACGATGACACCGTCAAAACCAAGCTTGCCGGGATCTGGGATTCTGGAGACCTGACAGTTCGAATCGCCTTTGATCCGCAGGACACTAATCACATTATGCTTTACGTGACGGACACCGCCGCCAGCACGCCAAACACCGCGATCCCGACTTGGATTGTGACGGTGAAATCCAAAGCGGATGGCACCAAGAAGATGTCATTCCTCTTCACCGGATTCATCAAAAACTTCAAAATTGATGAATTTCCTACCGAAGGAATGATGACCGCCGAACTTGTCTTCGAGATCTCTGGGGGAATTACAATCGCCCCCGATAACACCAATGACCCCGACGCTTAATCCATGAATGACCCAATCAACATGCTCTTCACCTTTGGGGCGCTCAAGGAAATCAAGAATGTCCTCGGCATCGATCTCATGGGTGAAGACGGGGAGGCGAAGGAGGCGGAAATCAAGCCGCAAAACCTGCAGCGGATCGCGCAAGCCGGGATTCGCTGGGCGGCTCCTGGGATCGATGACGAAAAGGCCAAGGAGCTCTCGCAATACGTGACGATTCCGCAGGTCGTCAAGGCTTTGAAGGAGTCGGCCGCATCACCTGACGCGGATGAGTGAGAGACTTCATCGTCTTACAAGCGCGGGCGGCGCGAGAGTTTGGAGTCCCTTGGGAGGCCTTCGACACTCTCACGCCGGCCGAATTGGAAGTCATCGCCCAGGACTACAGAAAGTCTTGGATAGCTGAGCAAAAGCTCAACGATGCACGAACAGCCCTGATAGCCGCCGCAGTCTATCGGTGCCATGGAGGCAAATTGAAGGAATCAGACCTCATGCCCGAATATGGAACCAGAACAGAAGCGACCATTGAACCGGACGATGTCATACGAGCCAAGCTGCTCATGTGGGCGTCCATCATAAATTCGTAGTATGGCAGTCAACATCGGCACAGTTTTCATGGACCTTCGGGCCGCGTCGACGAACCTGAAAAAGGACATCGACAAGGCCATGGGGAGGACCGGTAAGCAGCTCAAGCAGGCTGGGAAGGATATTTCCCGACTCATGACGGCTTCACTTGCTGTCGCCTCGGCCTCAATCGTTGCCGCCACCCAGAAAGGACTCACTGCAGTTGATAACCTGGCCAAGACATCCGATCGGCTCGGGATTGCCACAGAAAGTTTGCAGGCCTTTCGTCATGCCGCCGATCTGAGTGGATCCTCGGCTGAAGTGTTGGATATGGGGCTCCAGCGGATGACGCGCCGCATAGCGGAGGCGGCACAAGGGACAGGGGAGGCACGCAATGCGATCCGCGAGCTTGGTCTGGAAGCGAGTCGACTGAACACACTGGGAACCGAAGAGCAGTTTCTGGCCATCGCGGATGCAATGAAGGAAGTGGAGAACGCCTCCGATCGCGTCCGGTTGACTCAAAAGCTGTTCGATTCAGAGGGGGTGCGTTTGCTCAATACCCTTGAAATGGGGCGTGAAGGACTGGAAGCGTCCCGAAAAGAACTCGATCAACTGGGCGTGTCCATCTCCCGCATCGATGCGATCAAAGTGGAGCGGGCAAACGATGCGATGACCAAGCTTGGTCAGGCATTCAAGGGGATCTCCAATCGGTTGGCTGTAGAATTGGCCCCGCTGATTGAACTCGCCTCAAATCGGCTCCTGGATATGGCCAAGTCCGGAGATTTGGTGGGTGAAGCTGTCAAGAGTTCAATGAATTTCATCGCTGGGATTGGGGCGGGCATTCAAAACGCATTTCATGCCATCCAGATTGGAGCAAACGCGGTGGGGGCGGCGATTTCTGCGGTGGGATTCACTTTCGCGAGCGTCATCGAAGGAGCCCGCAAGCTTTTGAATGGGTTCCAAGGAGTCGCGAAGGTTGCTTTTGAAAATTTCGACACATTTGCAAGGGTAGCCTTCAATGGAGCCAAGGTTTACCTGATCGATTTCGTTCAGGAGGCAACTACCCGTCTGCGTCAGTTCCAAGAAACGTTTGCAAGCCTTGGCAAAGCGCTGTCAGTTGTCCCGGGCTTGCAGGGGGTCAGTGGAATGTTCACCGCATTCAATGCTTCGGCTGATGAATTCAGCGGACGCTTGCAGGACTCGCGAGCTGCTGCTCAACGCGAGATTTCCGGACTTGTGGGGGATGTGGAAGGAGCGGCAGCGAAGATCGATGAGGCTTGGTCCAGGGCTATGAGCGATCAAACCGAGGGATCGATCGCCATGGTGCGCGACACTTTCGGGGAGATGTTCAAAGAGGTGACCGCCAAGCTTGAAAATCTGTCCGAAAAAGGCTTCCCGGGATTGAAGTTGATTGAGAGCATTCAAGGGCTTCAAGGGGATGTGGATTCCGCAATCACCGACCTTGAGAAACGGATCAAAGACAGGTCGCTTGAAATCCCCCCGATCGAAATTCCTCTTCAGTATTCATTGGACGAGTCCATCAAAGACATCCAGGACGCGCCGACTCAGGCCTTGAGCGCTTTTCGCCGGCAATTCGAAGTCCTTTCGATCCAGCTCAAAGAAAACGTTATCGGATTGGATGAGTTCACCGCTGGCGTTGACCGCATGAAAGCAATGGTTGGCGAGGCGCAGCAAGTGTTCAATGCCACTCGCACCAACGCCGAAATGTATCAGACGGAAATTGACCGTCTGATCCGCCTCAACGAATCCGGAGTTATCACTCAGGACACTTTTAACCGGGCGATCGCGAACACCGCCCGGGAATTTGATCTCACTGAAAAGCCGGTTCGAAGTATCACTATTGCCACGGATCGATACACGGCAACCGTTGCCAAGCTGCGGGAGCAACTCAAATCCGGAGCGATCGATCAGGAGGAATTTCGAAAATCGCTCGAGAACATCGGCGAGGATTATCAAAAGGAAATCGACAAGATCAATTCCCAGATCCAGACCGTCCAGGAGCAATGGTATGCCGTGAACAGGAACATCGAAAGCTCGATCGATGATTTGGTCGAGAATGGCAAATTCAGTTTCAAGGGGTTGGTTGATTCCATCATCAAGGATCTCGCCAAGATTCAGCTTCGAAAGATGTTGATTGGCGACGGACTCGGTATGGGGGGCGGCGGCGGACTGCTTGGCGGGATTTTCAAAGCCATCAAGAGCATTCTGCCTGGATTTGCCTCCGGAGGCCGGCCAAATGTTGGTGAGCCGATCATTGTTGGTGAAAAAGGACCAGAAATTATGGTCCCAGACTTCAAGGGGACGATCTTCTCGCATGATCAATCCAAACGGTTCATGGCAAAGATGGAATCTCCGGCCGTCCAGATGCCGGCATCTTCCAGCGCGCGCCAAACCAAGGTCATTGAAAAGGCGGTGAGCGAACAAAAGCTGACCCAAGTTCACCTTCACCAGACCAACAACATTGAATCCGGAGTCCAGGCGCCGCAGGTCGCCGAAATGCTCAACGAGCATGGCAAGGAACTCATCACCAATTTCATCGACCTCGTTCAGCGGGGCGGAACCGTCACTCAAGTTTTCCAATCGTAAATCATAGAAAGGACCATCACACATGAAGCCAACCGTCTTGAACTTGCTCCCGGCCCTGAAATACCTCGACTCCAATGAAGGAGGCCAGGCAGATCTCCAAATCGCCCTGTACCACGGCCGAGAATCGCAATTCACCTTGCAAGCCATCAATGAAGCCGGTTCCTCCCCGACATTGGATGTGAAACTCCAAGAGGGCGACATCGCTCGAGGGGAATCCTATCTTGTGGCGGGAGCGGTTGACGCCGAACTGCGCGAAGGGGCTACCACGAATGTGAAGCTTGCCGCCAGTTTCACGAAGTCCGGAGCCGCCTCCATCAAAAAGGTGACTCTCGCGCTCAAGAAGGCAAGCGGCATCGCGGCGGGTAAGAAGCTCACCGCGAAAATCGAAGCAGATTCCAGCGGTCCGGCCGGCACCGCCCTCGCCACGTCAAACACCGTCGACATCGATTCGGAGGTGACGACTTCATACACTTGGGTGACCTTCACATTCGCCACCCCTGTCGACCTTTCCGATGCCACGGTTTATTGGCTCGTTTTGGAAGGTGATTACACCGCCGACGCGGATGCCAATGTCATGTGGCGCACCAATAGCGGACTTTCCAGCGGCGGCAACTCAGCCAGTCATGACAATACTTCGTGGTCTCTGGACGCCGACGATTCTCGGGAATTCTACACCGAGGAAATCGCGTTCACGGACGTCTCCGGAGGCGCGTTCACTCAGGTGACCGACGCGGCCGCTGCGTTTCAATCGCTGACTCTCAGCGTGGAGGCTCTAAAGGAATACGTGCGCCCTCACGTCACCATCACAGGAACCAGCACGCCGGCCTTTTTCGCGGGTGTCACCGTTGCGGTGGAAGGAACGAAGTAAAGAGGAACTCATGAGCCAGGACGAAGTCAACAAGCTCATCATCCAAATCCAAGGCATTGAAAAAACCTTGCAGGACGTACTCGCGGCTCTGCAAGGGAACGGACTTGGCGCGGAAGGAATGTTGCAGCAGGTGCAGCGCCTCGATGAACGTCTTGACGTCCTGGAATCAGATCTCAAAAGCCTGAAAACTGACCGCACCAGCATCAAAGGATGGATTGCCGGATTGTCGGCTGCAGGAGGCTTGGGCGGAATTCTCGGTTCTTTTTTTGGCTGATCATGGCAATCACCTATCCATTGAATTTTCCGACCTCCGGAGGAATCAGCGAAATAACCTGGAAGAAAGAATCCAGCGTGAGTTCCAGCGAATCGCCATTTTCCAAGAACTTGAAGGTTTACGACTGGGGCGGCAAACGTCTCGAGGCGACCATCAAAATCGCACCCATGCGCGTGGCTCAGGCCAAAACTTGGGAGGCGTGGTTTATGGCTTTGAATGGATTGGAAGGAACCTTTTGGTTGACGCCATCACTGGACAGCGCGCCCAGCGGTGGAGCTGGAGGAACGCCATTGGTAAATGGCGCAAGCCAGACCGGCCAAAGCTTGGTGACTGATGGATGGGATCCCAGCGAGACCGGCATCCTTAAAGCGGGGGATTGGTTCCAGTTGGGGAATCACCTTTACCGAGTTCTGCAGGATGCAAACAGCGACGTCGGGGGAAACGCAACCTTTGATATTTGGCCCGGGCTCCGCAGTTCCCCTGGGGACGATGACCCTTTAACCATTTCCGGCCCGAAGGGGATTTTTCGAGTTATCGAGATGCCGTCACTCAAATACGACCGAAACCAGCTTTGCGCGGGATTTCAATTTGACGCGATCGAGGCCATATGAGCGAGCGAGATCTACATGCTGATGTCGTAACGGAGGTGCAACAGCAGGTTGTGCGTCCGGCTTGTTTGGCTGAGATGGCGTTTCCTACGGGAACCGTCCGAATATGGACAGGGCAAGGTGAGATTTCTTGGAACAGCCAGACTTGGACCGGGACAGGGAAATTCGTGTCATTCTCAGCATTTTCCGAACAAACCGACGGAAGCGCTAATGGGGTGAAGATCACTTTTTCGGGGGTTGATTCAGATCTGATCAGCGACGCTGTGGAGGATGCATTTCAAGGTGATAATGTCAGTATTTGGATCGCTTTTCTTAACAGTTCAGGAGCGATCGTTGGAACACCTTTCAAATTCTTTGGCGGACTTATGGACACCGGAGAAATCCGCGACGACGGACAAAAGGCTTCAATCATTATCAATGCGGAATCAAGACTGATCGATCAACTCAGGCCCATACAACACAGATACACCGACCAAGATCAACAAAAGCTTTATGCCGGAGACAAAGGATTCGAATTCATCTCGACCATCCCAGACAGGCAATTCCTTTGGCGTTCGTAAACGTTCCGAAGGCTGGGAGACTCGATTGAATGCCATCATTGAGGGCAAACGCAACACTCCGCTCAAGTGCGGGCAGCTTGATTGCATGACTTTTGCTTCGGAAGTTATCGGGGCGCTAGGTATCGATGTGGACGTCATCAAGCCTTGGCGAGGCAAATACAAAAATGCTTCTGATGCGGCGAAGATCATAAAGGACAACGGCGGCATGAAAAAGTTCACCCTCGGAATGTTCAAGGAGTTCCCCCAAATAAGCCTGCATTCCGCTAAGCGAGGCGACGTTGTTTTACTCCAGGTGAATAAGAATCAATTCATGGGGGTATGCGTCGGATCGGAAGCGGCCGTCATCGGATCCAAAGGGATCGAATTGGTTTCAATCTATAAGCACGGTCAAATCGTTTGGGGTATTGGCCACAAATAGAGTATGGGAGGCTTTTTTAGCAAATTATTGAAGATCCTCGGCGGGGCTCTACTGCTCACCGTGCCGTTTGTTGGCCCAATGATCGGTCCTTGGACTTTAGGTATTGGGTCAGCATTTTTTGTCGGGGGAACCGTCGCTTCTGCGGTTCACAATTACAACCAGGCCAAAAAGGCTAGGGCCGCTGCATTGAGCGATGCTCAGTCTCAGATTGTAATGATCAGGCAGGCTATCGTTCCGCGGCGCGTGGTTTATGGCCGAACGCGGATCGGCGGCATTTGGGCATATATCGACAACTCATCCGACAACAAATTCCTTTACCTCGTGCTGGTGCTTTGCGACGGGCCGATCAAAGCAATCCCTGAGATTTACTTCGACGATCAACTTGTCGGTCTCGATGAGAATGACGAAGGAACGGGCAAATGGGCCGGCAAAGTTCGCATCAGAAAGCATCTTGGATCCGCAAGCCAAACTGCAGACTCTGACCTCGTCAATGATTCCGATGAATGGACCTCGGCGCACACGTTGAAAGGGGTCGCTTACTTGTCGATCCGTCTTCAGCACGATCCGAATATTTTTCCCAACGGACTGCCCAACGTGTCGGCCGTGGTAGAGGGGCGCAATGACGTTGTCGACGGTCGAGCCGACTCCACGGGATACACCACCAATCCAGCCCTCTGTTTGGCGCATTACCTCAGCCAGGCGACCATCGGCCCCAACGTTGATTGGACCAATGAAATTGATCATGACGCTTTTGATGCGGCTGCGAATGTTTGCGACGAGCAAGTTGCGCTTGAAGCGACGGATACGTTCACGACGCAGTATGCCACCGACGCCAACAAGATCACGCCAGCCACCCCGCCGCACGGATTGTTCAACTCGCAGATTCTCAGATTCGGGACGGATGGAACCCTTCCGGCAGGCCTGAACACCGGGACGGATTACTATGTCGTCAATGCGACAAAGGACGCGTTCGAGGTTTCGCTGACATTGGACGGTGATCCGGTCACCATCACCAATGACGGAACAGGGCAGCACGCCTACACCGCGAAGGAACTGCGATACACGTTCAACGGCGTGGTGAACCTCGACAAAAGCCCCGAGGAAATCATGCGACAATTCAAGGATTCGTTCGCGGGTGTGGTTTGTTACATCGGCGGGAAGTGGGCGATGTATGCCGGCGCCTACCAAACGCCAACATTCACGGTCACCGAAGACATCCTTTCCGGCCCGATCAGCTTCAAGCCGCGCCGATCCAAGCGGGATCGATACAATTACGTGAAGGGGTTTTTCATGAACCACTTGAACCGGTGGAATCCCGCTGATTATCCGCCCGTGACGAACTCTGCGTATGAAACGGCTGACGGCGAAGAGTTGATTATTGGTTTGGATCTCCCGGCGACCAGCACTCCGCAAATGGCGCAGCGAATCGCCAAAATTGCACTGGAGCAGGGGAGAATGGAACGATCGCTCGAGCTGCGCTGCAACATCGAGGCTTTGAGGGCTCAGGCAGGTCGAACGGTGAAAGTAGATTTGCCGCGTTACCATATCGACAACCAGACCTATCGTGTGGATGGGTGGATGCTTGAGCCGAACAAAGGAAATCTCGATGTGGTCCTCAATCTCACCGAGGAAGCCAGCAGCGTTTACGATTGGACCAGCGGAAGCGATGAGCAGTCTTGGACAATCCCTGACGAACCGGAACTTGCGGACGGGTCAGTCGATGCGCCATCGAATTTTGCGGCAACACCAGTCTCCGGAGGCCGCGCCCTTGGGGGCATGGAGGTGACTTGGGATCAAACGACTGATCAATTTGTCATCGTCGGCGGATCGATTTTAATACAGTGGAAAAAGACCAGTGACAGCGAATTTGAAACGTCCGCGACGCTTACGGGCGATTCCATCAATTACATCATCGCGGAATTGGTGCCATCGACGAGCTATGACTTCCGCATCGCATTCAAGTCATCCACCGGCGCCCAAAGTGATTGGGTGACAGCCACTGAAACAACCGTGGCGTCAAGCTCGTCAGCCTATAACTACCGGCACACGCAAGCGGTTCCATCAACGACGTGGACCATCAATCACAATCTCGGCTATGAGCCGGGAGACATTCGCGTTTACAACTCAGCCAACAAGCCCGTTTTTGGTTACATTCAAAAGGGCGACACAACAACCACGACGCTCGAATTCAATTCCGCAATCTCGGGCGTTGCATTTCTGTCCTGACCTATGCCAGTAACACCAGTTCAAACCGATTTAGATTTCGAGCAAGCGTCGAAGATCATGAACGTGATGTTCGACCCGGTATCGAGTGATCCCGTCTCTCCTGTTACGTCCCAGCATTGGCACAATACGACTACGAAACGCACCAAAGGATATGACGGGACAGACATCTTCACGCTGCTCCGCCAGGATGGAGATGAAACCATCACTGGAATTTTTACCTACAATCCGGCTTCCGGATCAGTTCCATTTGGAGTCCATTCCAGCAAGAATGGTGTCGTTTCAAATCTTAATGCCGATCGCACCGACGGATACCATGCCGCCGAGGCCGCGACAGCTTCAACATTGGCCACTCGCGACGCTTCGGGGTCACTTACCGTCGCCACGCCGACAAGTGACAACCACGCCGCGACAAAAGCTTACGTGGACGGAATCGCCGCGGGGCAGGATTGGAAGGATTCCGTGCTGGCTGCGACGACCGCCGACATCGCGTTAAGCGGGGAGCAGACCATTGACGGCGTGTCCGTGACTGACGGGGACCGAGTTCTCGTCAAAGATCAGAGCACGGGATCAGAGAACGGAATCTATGTTTGCTCAACAGGAGCTTGGAGCCGGTCGGTTGACGCTGATGAAAATGCGGAGGTCACGAGTGGCCTGACCACGTTTGTTGAGGAAGGGACCGCGAACGCTGGCAGCGGTTACACGCTGACGACCACAGGGGTAATCATCGTTGGGACTACGGATTTGACCTTTGCTCGCTCGTCCGGCTCGACCGCTTACACCGCCGGAAACGGGATGGCGAAAAGCGGGACGACATTCCACTTTGCGCAATCGGCATCCTATACCGTCGGCGCGTTGCCTTACGCTTCTGGAGCCTCATCCATCGGCATGCTGGCGGCGGTTGCTTCCGGCAAGGTTCTTAAATCCAATGGGACCGCAACCGCTCCGCTTTGGGCTGAGCTTGATCTCACGGCAGACGTGACTGGAGTCCTGCCGACGGCGAACGGCGGCACAGGGACGGACACGCAGTTCACCCAGGGGTCCGTAATATTCGCTGGTGCCTCTGGCGATTATACTCAAGATAATTCAGGGCTGTTTTTTAACACCAGTTTAAACCGTTTGGGTGTGGGTAAATCAAGCCCAAACGCAGAATTGCACGTTGTCGGATCATCAATAATAACCAACTCTATTATAGTTGGTGCAAATGTTACGCCTGTTGCAAAGGTTGACGCAACGGGGCCGTCCGGTGGTTCAGGGCAGGGGGGGTCAGACGGGCTCGGCGGCGTTCGAGTAAGGTTTCTTTCCGGTTACGGAGCATCGCTAGACACTTGGGATTCTGGAAAACCTAGATGGGGTATAACGCAGTGGTCTGGGCATACACCGACTGTAGTTTTAGAGGGTGTTTACAATTCGAATCAAGTTCGAATCAATCACGCAATCTTAGCCGCTTCACTTGCCAGTTCATCCAGTAATTCCGTAGTCACAGAAAACTCAGGGGTGCTTGAGAAACGAACTATTTCATCGACTGTGTGGGACGGATCTTTTACAGAGGGTTCAGTTCCGTTTGCGGGTTCCGATGGGAATTTAACAGAAGACAATTCTAACCTGTTTTGGGATGACAGTAATAATCGGCTTTGCGTTGGGACAGACAGCGGGTCACACACCTTAACTGTGAATGGCACGGCTTATATTTCCGGCAATGTTTTATTCGGCGACACCACATCCATTGTTACGAATTTTGAGGTTTACGACAATACTTACGGGAGCCGAACCAGGATACACATGGACGGCAGCAATGGTGGGGTCACAGCGTTGGGAAGTAATGCGGCAATCATAAAAATCCATGGCGGCAACGACACGACAGGGCAGGATTGCGGAATTGTTTTCAAAAATGAACAATCCAATCGAGATTGGGCCGTTTTCCAAGACGCTGGAGATGGCGGTTTAAAAATCGCTCACGAATCGGACAGTCCGTTTTTTGAGATAAGCCAAAACGGCGAAATATCTATCACAAGCACCACGCTTATTGACAACCTCAACGCGGACATGGTTGATGGCCTGGAAGCCTCCGAGCTTTTGGATCTTGGAAACAGCACAGGCGATAGCGATGACGTGACCGAAGGCGTCACGAATCTGTTTTTTACCAACGCGAGAGCGCAAGGATCGATCAGCTCCGCAGACAGCGCGGAAATCGCTTACAGCTCCGGCGTGCTTGGTCTTGGAACCGAAGCAGGAAGAGTGAAGAGCGGCACTATTGGGGACGACTCCAGCACATCATTAACGTTCACGCATTCGCTTGGGACTCGCGATGTGATCGTGCAGGTTTACCGAACCGACTCACCATATGACACCGTTTTGTGCGGTGTGTCCCGGAACTCGACGAGTCAGGTCACGCTTGATTTCAACACAGCCCCAAGCTTCAACGAATACACGGTCGTTGTGACTGCCGCAAACGGATAAGAAATGCTATGGGATTGGATGTTTTAATTGATCTGGATCACATTTACACCAAGAGCGAAGTCTCAACGCTGCTTGCTGGTAAGTCAGACGTTTCGCACACGCATGATCTTTCTGAAATTACTGATGCCGGAACTGCCGCTTCGCATGATGTCCCCAGCTCCGGAGACGCTGCGAGCGGGGAGGTTGTCAAAGGGGATGACTCCAGATTGACGGATCCCAGGACACCGACGACGCATTATCATGATGACCGCTACTACACTGAGAGCGAAACGGATTCTTTGCTCGCTGGTAAGGCTTCGAGTTCTCACACGCACACGCTTTCGGATGTAACGGACGCAGGAACTGCCGCCGCCCTCGATGTTCCATCAAGCGGCGACGCGGCAAGCGATGAAGTCGTTAAGGGTAATGACTCCAGATTAACCGATCCCAGGGCGCCGACGACGCATTATCATGATGACCGCTACTATCGGGAGTCTGAGATGGATCTCCTATTGGCTGACAAGGCGGATGATGATCATGATCACGATGAGTTTGTCCCGATTGGCGGTATCATTTTTTACGACACGGGAATCAGCGGCGCGAGCTATCCTTCAGGGACCTGGGCAAAGTGCGAAGGGGGAAGCCTGCCAGATTTGACTGATAAGTTTCTGCTTCCGTCAACTACAGCCGGCAGCACGAGCACCACGCAAAATCATACGCACACCATTTCTTACACGAATCACCAGGTTTCACCGTGTGGGGGAGGGGGCGGCACTACAGTCAGTAAAATCACCAATGCAAATACGGGAAGCTCATCCCACATGCCGCCGTATCACAAGTTGTTGACGCTTGCACGACATGCCTAAAGTTGCAGTCATAATTCCGACAGGGGGACAAGTCCGACCGGAGACAGCCGAGGCAGTGATGGCCTTGAGTGCAGATGCAAAGCTCGTCCAAAAATGCGAGCCGATTCATGATAACGAGGACCACTTTGTCCGGCTTGCTCGCAACTCCACGCACACGCGGAATAAAGCTCGCGGAGAGCTTTTGAAAAAAGATTTCACGCATTTCTTATGGATCGATTCTGACGTTGTCCCGCCACCGGACACGGTTGAACAACTTCTGAAGATGGGGACGGACGCCGCCGGTGGATGGTATCCGATTCGGTCCGGCCAAACCATCCTCCCAGATCGATGGGTTGCCGGAACCTTCAACGAAGAGGGCGAATTCTCGAACTATCATTTTCCGTGGGTCATCAAAGAAGGAGATCCGGACACGCATCCTTTGGGCGATATGGTCATGGATATTCGTACGAAAAAATTCCGTCGCGAACCGACGATCAGTCATCTGGCTCCGCTTGGTTGTCTGATGCTCTCCCGGGAAGTCATGGAATTACTGGAATTCCAGGATGGAACCGATCAATCGTGCCGGATTTACGGATTCGAAGGAACATGCATCCGGGGGCCCTGTCTGCAATTTGGCCTTCAGATGCACGAGCTGGGAGTAATCACCCACATGAGTCCACGAGTTTTATGCGATCACATCCCGTGACCGCGGATTGAAAACCTATGAAAACTGCAAAGATCACCATTGAAAAGGCGTTGTTGCTCAGAAACGCAATCCATTCCATCAGCGAAATCGACCAGTCCACAAGGAAAGCGAAATTCGCGCTCCCGATCCGCTTCTCTTGGGCATGTTCCAGAACAGCGACCAAAATCAAGGAAGCGCTAGAGCCACTTCAGGAAAAAATCAACGAGATTTGGGGCGACTGGGAGCAGTCACTCAAAGCAGAGTTGCTCAAGAAAATCAAAGACTCGAAAGGAAAGGCCAAGGAAACCGCGCGCGAAGAGTTCAGGAAGGAGATTGAAACTCGGAACGATAAGTGGAGCGCCCTAGCCAAGGAGGAGATCGAAGTCGAAATCTTCACTCTCCCCAAACTACGGGAAAACGAGGTCGCCCAGCTCGATCAAGCTGGATTCACGCCCAACGACCTGGAAATTTTCATCGATCTCATGGATTTGAGCCTCGAAGAGGCAGTCTGAAACAACGCCATAATCCAGCAGCCAGCGCCGCCACCTCCTCCGCGAGGTGGCGGCGTTCGGTTTTTCCGGTTGGGCATCCAAAAAACCCGGTTGGGCATAGGTTGGTCCCCAGATTTGCATGCTCAGTGATCCGATTTTGCATACCGCTGGCAAACCTCCATTCCGGGCCGCTCTATTAGGACTCCGAATCATGGCGACGAGACGACACCGTTTTTTAAAGGTTTCCACAACATGTTCCAACGTATCAGTTACAACAAAGGCAACCTACCCCGACCGGGAAGGAACCGCGCTTTATGCTTGAATTCTGTATAAACCCAACAAGATGAATTGAAACCAATACAAATAATTCACCTGAAATCGCTTACCATATTTCTATGCCATGTTACTGCTTAAAATGACTCGGTGCGACGTGTTGCGAAAAACACCAAAAAAGTTGACACCGAGATGCCACCAAATATGATGGATTCATGACCACGATTCGCCAAGTCACCAAGCACGGCAGGATCAAGTTTGAGCTCGATTTTGGCCGCATGGGGCCTCATAAGCGCGTTCGACGCTACTTTGACACCAAAGCTCAAGCAAACACTCGCAGAGCCGAAATCGAAGACGAACGCCGGGCGCTGGGTGATGCCTGGGCGGATCTTGAAAGCCGGCGCAAATGGGTGATTCTGGAATGCCTACGCGAAATGCATGATCAGGATGTCTCGATTGCCGATGTTTGGAAATTTTACCAGGAGCACCATGCCAAATTGGACACCAAGACGCTTGCCTCCGCGGTCGATGAATACCTCGAAGTGAAGGCGGAAGCTGGGCGTCGTCCCAAATACCTCGAAAATGCCACTTTATCGCTGCGCAGATTCCTTCAGGGACGAGAAAATCACAGTGTCGGGAAAATAGGGCCCAACGATGTCAGATCATTCATCCATGGGACAGGGGGGGCGGATTGGTCAAAGCAAACCTTCAAGAAGCGGCTGAACACGTTCTTTGCCTGGGCGGTGCGCCAAGGCTATGCGAATGAAAACCCGGTCGAAAAGCTGGAATCCATCCAGGTCAGCATGCCGGAGCCGGAGATTTTGAGCGTCGAGCAGTGCCGTCGACTCGTCATTGCCGCCCGGCAGATCGATCCGGATTATCTGGCCTATCTCGGGCTTGCCCTGTTTTTGGGGATCCGTCCCGATGAATGCCGGAGGCTTCCATGGAGCGCGATCGATCTGGAGGGAATGCGTGTCACGATTTCCGCGGATGTGGCGAAGACACGCGATCGCCGCATTGTTGAGATCAACGAACCTGCATTCCGGATTCTCTCAAAGGTGAAGCGCAAGCCGAATTTCACAACCAACTGGAAAAAACGCGCGCCGGCGGTGCGAAAGCTTGCAGGGATCAAGAATTGGCCAAATGACGTTTTGCGCCACACGGCGGCGACTCATTTCTACAACGCCTATGGGGTGAACAAGGCCACTGAACAGCTTGGGCATTCAGCGGATATAATGCTGCTGCATTATCGAAAGCTGGTGACCAAGGAGCAAACGGAGGAGTGGTTAGGGAACAAGTAAATATCCTTGTCCCGTATTATCCGAAAGCAATTAAAATACATGGAGAACGGAGTGGGGAAATTCATGAATCTCACCTTCACTTTCTTCTCCGTTGGTTTCGCTGCTTTTCGAGGCGACATGGGTCAATCGTTGTTGTTTGAAAGTTCCGTAGATGAATGCATGGGCTGAGAATAGAACAATTTCCGGAAAAATCAATTGCTCCCATCGGCTTTCAATTGCTTTTTGGGCGGCTTCTCACGCTGGCGGATGTCTTCCACCTGGCTTTCTTCCGGGCGGAGGCGGTTTGCTTCTTCTGCAGGACGATCTGGTTCTCGTTTGCTTGCTTTGAGGTCGGCCCATCTCCTGTAGAGGCAATCAATGATAAAGCCTTCGCGATCATTACCATAGTCTCCTCGCTTGGCGTGCTCTTTCCTTTCTGCCAATTGGACGGTGTACCAGTTGATACAGAGAGTGCTTCAGAAACCTGGGATTGCGTCACATTCTTGCGTGCGCACTCCATTCTGAATTTTGTAGGAGAAAATCTTAATTTATTTCTTGCCAAAAAGGAAACCTTAATTTACTTTCATCCCAACGTCACAACCGAACACCCAAGCACGCAAACACGCCACTTATTAAGATTATGGATGCCGGCGCCAAACCGATCGATGCGAGGATCAAGTATATCGGACACGAGCATCTGAGAGACTACCACGATCGGCTTGGAAAGGCGCTTGATGCATGCCAGGCATTGCTCAACTGGCCGGCTGATCAATACACCGACCATCCTTGCTCTACTGCGATCCGAGACACGCCGGTTTCGCAGTCCGCTCTCAAATTCATTTTTGAGGCTCGAAACGTTCTCTTGGGATTTTCGGGGACTTCTCATGATGAACAGGAATTCAAAACCAAGATGATGCGACTTTGATGAATACTTGCGAAACCAAGCCAACGGCATATGTAAGGACCGGGATTCCGAAGGTTTTTAACCGACCCCAAAACGTTCTTGAACTCAACTCAGCCTCCCACCGGTCCAAAGCCAGTCTTCCCTCCGTCGTTGGGCGAAAGGAGGAAATCAAAATGGAATCGTGCAGGTCGTCGTGTGTCCTCGGTGCGATTGACGCAGTAGCCAGACCGCTCTCAACCAGTTCGAGGGCCAACAAGTCGACCACAAAGGCGTGCTCTTCTCCTTTCTCATGCGGAATTCCGTTTTGCCAATCAAGAATCCATCATACTGAATCGTTGTAATATGAGTCGAAATGACACATCCAACCATTTCGTGAGTCTTTTTTCGGGTTGTGGGGGCTTTGATCTGGGCCTGATTGAAGAAGGTTTTGTTCCGCTACAAGCCTACGACCATTGCTCAGATGCAGTCGATCACTACAAGATGAATGTATGCCCAAGGGCCGAGAAGGCCGATCTCACAAAGACCGTTCCTAGATTTTCAAGAGCTCCCGGCATCGTCATTGCGGGGCCTCCGTGCCAGGGGTTTTCGACAGTGGGCAAAAGGGATTTGGCTGATAAGCGCAATCATTTGCTTCCGCTTGCCGGACGAATCGCATCCGAACTCAATCCAAAAGTCATTATTATCGAAAACGTTGCTGCGGCGGCATTCGGAAAGCATCGAAGGTATTGGGAGGAAATGGAAGAGCAGTTACGCTCTAAACGATATCGCACCCACACATTAAAGGCCAATGCCGCCGAAATAGGCCTTCCACAAACCCGCAGTCGACTTCTTCTTTTCGCTTGGCGAACTGGACGGGAGATTGACTTTCAGATTGAGAGCAAACCACAAGGTCGATTAGATGAAGTGTTGAACGGTGTCGAAAACGCCCCGAATCATGAACCCGAGCCACTAACATCCGGTTCACGAGATTACCGAATTGCCTGCCGTATTGGCCCCGGACAGAAACTCAGCAACGTTCGGGGAGGGCCTCGTTCAATCCACACATGGAATATCCCTGAGGTCTTCGGTAAAACGACTGCAGCAGAGTGTAAAATGTTGGAATTCATCATGCGCGTCAGGAGGCAGGAAAGAAGACGAGATTTTGGAGATGCCGACCCCGTTTCTGTGGCTCGACTAAGGAAGCAATTCAAGGGGCAAACCTGCTCTCTCTATAAATCGCTACTTCGCAAAGGTTACCTGCGCTATGTTGGTTCCAATTTGGATCTTTGTCATAGTTTCAACGGCAAATACCGCCGTTTCCAGTGGGATAACAAGTCTTGCACTGTCGACACGCGTTTTGGAGAAGCTCAACTTTTTCTCCATCCTAACGAGCATCGTCCTTTTACTGTGCGCGAAGCTGCCCGTATCCAAGGTTTTCCTGATGACTATTTCTTCGACTGTAACAAACGCACCGCTTTCCGGTTGATCGGCAACGCGGTCCCACCGCCGATGGGTCGCATGGTGGGCAATTTTTCCAGAAAGCTTCTCGAAAAATGAGTGCACGGGATCCAATATTAAAATTGGTCACAGACTGGCAAGAACAAATTCCTAATCAGGAGGAAAGTTTGCGTCTCAGCTTTATCTTGGAAAACTGAGGAGATCCACATATTTGGCTTTGTAACCGTTTTTTTTCAAATCAATAGAAACTTTTCAAGATTATGGATGCCTCTCAAAAACCCAAAACAGGACCTTACGACAGAATGGACAAAGGGATTCAAGGACTCGGCCAAATTATTGAGGGGGCAAGGCTTATCAGGTTTGCAGCCAACAGCGGCGGCGCCGTAACGGGAACAGATCTTCATTTGCTCGCCGAAGAAGTTCTTCAAAAGGTCACCTCTGTTGATTTTTCGCCATTTTCGAAACACAGACTTGATCCGGAACATGATTCTAAGAGTTCCAAAGGCCATAGCCTTTGCTTCGAGATTCCTCTGCGCTTTGAGCTGATTGTCCAAGGTGAAGTGTCACACTCATCCCAATTGCGTCATAAACCACATCCTTCACCCTGTGGTAGTAATCATTGAGATAAACACATTCCCCAACCCTCGGAATGCTCTTCATATCGATGCCTTTTTGTTCATAGATCCTGATACTGTCATCAACATCCTCTAGGAATTTTAGATTCAAATGCACTGTTTCCATTTAATCACCTTTCACTTATGAAGAAAGCCTCCCGCCGAAAACAAGACCGACGTCACATCATGTTCTATCCGGATGAATTCCAAAACATCCGAATCCTCGCCGCCCACGAAGGAAAGCTGCCCGGGCCTTTTGTGCGAGAGCACATGAGCCGCATCGTGAAGCGCAAAATCTCCAAACTGAAACAACCGGTGTAAGTGTACTCAAGCGAACACCAGAACACAACAAGAACCACTTATTAAGAAAATGCTATGGCTTCAGCAAACACAAACCCACTCGGCGGAGGGACGTGCAATCTCTCTGTCAATGTGCTCGAGGGCGAACGATCCATTCTGGGCAAGCTCGCCTTCCGTGAAGGTATCAGCACGGGGCAATTGGTCCGGCGCCTGATAGGCGAGGGGCTCACTGTGGAAGATCCGGAACTCGCAAGGCGTTACCGGGCAACCCGGCGCGAACGGCGTTTAAGGGGCTTTGGAATTTGCGTCATGGGCGCCTTGGTGCTGTGGCAATCGTTCGCCGCCGAGCTGAGCCCTCGCCGCGGCACATGGTTTCGCAAACCGGTCAATGTCGTGAGAAAGGATGAATCGGCATGATCAAGTACGCCAAAACCAAGGACATCGCCCAAATGATCGGGTGTTCCGAGTGGCAGGTCAGGAAGTTTACCCGGGAAGGAAAAATCAGCGGATTCAAGTTTGGAACCGAATGGCGTTATGACCCTGAGAAAGTCCAGCGTCAATTGGAACGCAATCACGCCGCAAGGACGCCATCCCTTTGAAACAAATCATCAAGTTTGATCCTCATGTTTATCATTTTACTCATCATCCTTCACGTCACGGCCTTTTTGACGGGAACGCTTAAAGGGCTCATGTGCGTAGAGCTGATCGCAATTTTGGCCTCCTGCGCCGCATCTGCATTTGCCAAAGCTCAATTGCCATCGATCGAGGCCGACGCCCTGAGATCTCCTGAAATTTTGCCTGAAGCCACCGGCAAACCCGGACCTGACTCCCAGAACCAGCGGGTCCACACGGCGGGGGAGCATCCGCTCTCCCGCCCACTTTCCAAGTCAATCCAATAGATCAATGCAAACAGAACTCATCCAAAAAACAGGAACGGTGCATGACAAAGGCGCATCGTTCGCTTTCGAAAAAGTCGGCAACGCTGATCTCCAAATCCACCTGAGCAAGCTTACCCGTGCAGACGGATCGGTCCGTTGGTATCGCGACTGCGAGCAGGGGCCGTTCGGTCGGGCATTCATGACGCAGCAGTCCATCGCTCGGCTCAAGCCCGAATGGCGCGGCATCGCGACCGCTTTGCTTGTCGAGTCGTATCGCCTTTTGGAATTCGTGGAATCAGGCGGTGACCATTGGGCCGCCCAGCTCACCGACGTCACCGGCAAAAAGGCTGGCACGAGCAGTGTCGGCCCAGCCACCAAGCCGGAAAAACCGAAGAAAACCCCCAAAGGAAAGGAAGCCAACGCGGAATCCCAGTAAAAGCAAATTGAGAGATACAACGAAAACCGGGGAGGGCACGACGCCTCCCCGGAACAAAAAAGCCCCGGGGCGAACCGGGGCGTGAAAGGAAAAAACGCAAGAAACGAATCTCCACAAATTATGAGCCAAACATCCACCAAAGAACGCCAAAGGTCAAGAGAAATGGCCATCGCACTAAAGGTTGATCGATTCGAGAAGGTCGCGATGCAAGCGCACGGACTCTACCTGCAGGCCAACGCGCCGGACGCGCCGCTGTCGAAAGCGATCTTGCTCGCGCAAGCAATGCAGGAATTTCGTCAGGCATTCGACGATCAAATCCTCGACGTCATCATGCCGATGATGAATCAGCCGTTTGGATTTCTCACGGACAAGGATCCAAAGAAACCCACAAAACGCAATCCGAATCCTCAGCCATATCCTCGGGAGGTGATTCGCGATTGCTGTATGCAGGCATGTTTGAAGGGCGTCCAATACGTCAACAACCAGTTCAACATCATAGCCGGCAATTGCTACATCACGCGAAACGGCTGGGAATACCTCATTAAGAAACTCCCGGGGTTCAAGTGGTGGAAGCCGGAGCAGGGCGTCCCCGTCAGCAAGAACGGGGGAATCATCGTGCCATGCTCGTGCTCCTGGAAGATCAACCAGACCGCCGGCGAACTTACCGCCGAGATCCCCGTGAAGACGGACGAATTCATCGGCGTCGACGGGATGTTGGGCAAAGCCGCTCGCAAATTCTACAAGCGCGTCTTTGAGGCGATGACTGGCGTGGTGGCCCACGAAGAACCCGAACCCAATAACGATGAAAACACTTTTGAAAACGAAGCCCCGCAAGGGGGCAAAGATCCCAAAGTCCCTGTGGAAGAATCCGATGTTCGTTCGGCAGGGAAAAAAGAAAATAATCAGGATTTGGAAAACCGAGATCAATCCGGATCAGGTGATGACTTATTCCATGAGCAGCGAGGGGATCACGATTCAGTTCAAAGACGGGGAGACGCTCGAGTTTCCCATGGCGCCTGAACAGGCTCATCGAGCAATCACATCACTCAACAATCAACTTTTAGGGAAAATCACATGCAAAGAAATACCGAATGCCAACAGCGGACACCTTCCCACGCCGGAAGAAATGAGACAATGCCCGAAACCACGCAACCGAATCAGGAAAGTTCGGGGAATGTCATGGTGGACTCGCCAGATATTCAGCCAGGAGGCGGCGGTTGCGTCTCATCTGGAGGGGTAGTTTCCAAATCGATTCATTGCGATGTTTTCGATGATCTCATCGAGGTTATTCACAGCACTGCCCGGGAAAAAGGTTTCTGGCCCGAAAACCGAACCCATTCAGAATGCATCGCCTTGATCCACTCCGAGGTATCTGAAGCGCTTGAGGCATTGCGTCACGGCAATCCTCCCGATGACAAGATCCCTCAATTTTCCGGCGCCGAAGCCGAACTGGCCGATACCATCATCCGCATTTTGGACATGGCCGGCGGGTTCCATCTTGATGTTGGCGGGGCTCTCGTCGCCAAGTTGGCATACAACCAAACTCGGCCATACAAGCACGGCAAGGAGTTTTGATTATGGGTCTTTCCGCACGATCCACATCCATGACCGGGTTCGAGCAAATGGAGATTTCCGGACTGCTCCGCGACGAGGGAATCAACCGCGCCGCCGCACATGCAGACCGGACCAGCCGCGGTTGGAGCGATCAAGCCTTCGCGTTTCTGGTCGACTTCCCTCGGAAAGAATTCATGGCCGAGGACGTGCGAGAATGGGCCGAGTCTCACGGACTCCCAAAACCTCCATCAGCACGCGCATGGGGCGCGATCATTGTAAGAGCGAGACGGGAAGGGGTCATCAGACCGTCTGGTTTCGCCAATGTCAAAAATCCACGGGCACACCGGACGCCGGCGCGTGTCTGGAAGAAAGTCGCATGAATCATGAGCGCATTACTTGAAACATTAAAACAACAGCGCAAAGGCGCATTCATTGAGGAACTGGAGGAAAAGTTTTCCGAGCTTGTCAATTCGGTTCATGACGTCAACAAGGCGGGAAAAATCACCATCACACTGAAGCTGAAACCCCTCAAGCCCGGCGTCGAATCTGACACCGTGACTCTTGAGGACGAAATCAACCTCACCACGCCGAAGCCCGACAAAAAGGCATCGGTTTTTTACGCGACGCCGAGCGGCACTTTAAGCCGCACTGATCCCAACCAAATGGAAATGAAACTCGATGTCATCAAGGATGACGAAAAGGAAGAAAGGAAAGAAGCAAATGGAAAATAACCAGATCGAATTCACCGCCGCCTTAGAGGCTGGAAAGCTGCTCGCTAAAGGCGAGGTCATCGAGATACAAGGCGTCCCTCATTACCTTGCGCCGGACGGAACGAAAGAAGACCTTGAGTGTTTGATGGAGTGCCCAACTCGTAACAGGGGCCACGAGTTGTTCAACCATCTTCCAAGCTTCATTGAGCGCACGAACAAGCTTAAAAGCGATTCGTCTATCATTAAGGCCAGCCCTGAAAGGACCGGGATCTTGAAGATAGAAACAAATCTCAATGCGACGACTTCAGATAACCCTCAGTGGGGAGACTGGAAGCTCTTTTGTCAGCTTGCGTTTCAACCGGAATGGAATGTTTGGGCGGGTGATTCTTTGAAATTGAACCAGGACGGTTTCATCGAATTCCTGCAAGAGCATGGCGACGATATTACCGAGCCAGACGGCGCTAGCCTCATCGAGTTGATCCAAGATCTCTCCGCGAGCGAAGGTAGCGAATGCCAATCTTTCAGCCGGTCGTTCGATAAAACTGGCCGGGTCACCTACAAGCAGAAAGTCACCGGATCAGATGGCGCGGAAATACCCGCCAAGCTCGCAATCAGGGTACCCATTTGGACTGAGGACGAGAAATACGAGGCAACTGTCTTGGTTCAAGCCAAGGTTCGCGACGCTCAACCGGTCTTCGTTCTGAAGGTCAAAAATCCTGAAAAGGTCGTCTTGCAGGCGACCAAGGACATCATCGAAAAGATCGCCAAGGAAACCGGTTTGCCGGTCTACAGGTAAAAGGCATTTACACGGCCATGAGTAGCGGAGTCATTCAGAGCAGGCCCTTCCTGCGCGAACCGTGAAGTAAACATGGGAAAGTCATGGCCAACATATGACGCGCTGAGACGACAGCTAGGGCTTGCAAGGATGGACGCATCCGCCCCGAAGAATCACTGCAAGGGAACAGGCGGAAGACTTTGAAGCGTGGCCCGCGTGGAGTCCAAGACCACCTCACCAATTGTAAAATGACACATCCATACTTCATTCTCATCGCCGGTTTGATCCTTGGCTTCGTGCTCGGAGCTTGGTGGATGTATTGGGTGATCTTCACGAGGGGATAGGAGAGCCATGATTACATTCCAGGTCCAAGGAAATCCAGTTGCGCAACCAAGGCCCCGACGGTCGGTTCGTGGCGGGGTCTATACCCCAGCCAAGGGGATCAAGGCTTGGCGCACGCGCATCGCGATCGCCGCCAGGCAACACAAGATCAAAACCATCCAAGGACCGATCATTCTCAATCTGATGTTTTTCATGCCGCGGCCCAAAAGCCATTTTCGAACGGGACGACACGCCGCTGTTTTGAAGGATTCTTCACCCTTACGCCACATCCAGACACCCGACATCGACAACCTCGCCAAAGCGGTCATGGACGCGCTTTCCAAGGCTCAGGTGTGGGGAGATGACTCTCAGGTCACCGTTCTCAACAGCGCGAAATATTGGGCCACAAAACGAGAGCCCGGCGTAAAGATCACCATCACTGAAGCCACATGATTTTACCCTGCCATACAAATTCGGTCGTTGACTTTGGAGGCTCCCTGTGTTTGTTTGCCGTCAGCTCGGTGGACAATCGCCGAGTTGCCAATTGTCTAAACGGCTACCAACCGTATGGCTACAAAAACGACAAAACACGACCGCTATCGGATTACTCTCACCAGGTGGTGCTGCGAGAGGACAGGATTGTCCCTTCCGGTAGCGGTCGTCTTTTTGCCTGGACAATCGGGCCAAGAAAGGCACTACCAATGCCGCACATATCAGATCCGTCTCGGCTCCCAAGCGAGTTGAGACACTTCATGCAACGCCAAGAGCTTTCGGCCTCTTTCGAGCTGGTCAAAGCCGTTTCTGGCGTCATCTATCAAACCATCAACGAGCACTGCTCGAGAGACCTGCGCAAGGTCAAATGCGCGGAGCTCCTGGCCGTCCTGTCGGACAGTTTGAGCGATCGCGTCTCAGACCTCGAAAAACAGGTTCAATCTTTTGTGGATGAGGATTGATATGGGATTCACATATCTAAAATTCTACACCGCAGATTGGCTCGAAGATACCGCCACTCTCTCCCTTCAAGGGCAAGGTCTTTGGATGCGCGTTATCTGTCGTCTCTCAAAATCACAAACACCCGGTGAAGCCACATACACCCAACCCGTATGGTCACGCCTCCTTGGAATTCCGTCGGTAGAATTCCCGAGCTTCGTGACAGAGTTGTTGGATGGTGGCGTCGGTGAGGTGATTGAAAACGATGACGACACATGGACGATTCGAAGCAACCGAATGGTAAAAGACTGGCAAGAGTTTGGGCAAGTGTCTGAAAAGCGCCGTGCCGCCGGTCGAGCAGGTGGTCAAGCAAGCGCTAGAGCAAGAGGTAAACCAAATGGTCAAGCAAGTGCTGAAGCAAATGCTTCAAGTTTGCTTCAGCAAAGCGTGAAGCAAAAACCAACGGATGGTCAAGCATTACCAGAAGCCAGAAGCCAGAAGCCAGAAGCCAAGACCATCAAGACCCAAAAGAAGCCGCTGACGGGTTCGTACACCCCTTGCGAAATCGACCTTCCGAACGGTCTTGATGAGGTTGTCGAGTATTTCGAGCTGCATGGATGCCCCAAGTGGATCGCCGAAGACTGGTTCGATTCAATGGAATCCGCAGGCTGGATCATCAAGGGGACGCAGATTCGGAAATGGCGTCATTTCGCAATCAAAAAAATTCGATGGTGGGAGGCTGAAGGCAAACCCAAAACCAGGGAGGCGAAGGCCAATGGCAGTCATCCCTCTGGAAAGAAGAACCCCAACGCTGTGAATCGAAACGCCGGCACCGCCAACGAAGGGCTCGCCGATGATTACGAGGCATTCGCTCAACAACAGGCAGGAAGGCCATGAAAACAGTTCAACAAGCATTGAAGGGCGCCATGACGCAGATTGAAGGCAATCAGGCTGTCCCGATGCACCAAAAACAAGGGACACTTCAAACCTGGGCTGAATGGCTTGGAGTTGAAACATTCGGTGATTACAGCATCGAGGAAATGGTCCGAACCACTGCCAACTGGGCAAACGCCATCAAAGCAGGAATGGCTCCCCACTGGATAACTTTTATGGGGACCAGTGGAGCAGGCAAAACGATGATTTGTGACCGGATTTGGGGATGGGTTCAGAACCGCCCAAATTTCAACCACACGGGTCTTGATTACTATCCGAGCAAGGTCTACTGGCCTGACTTCGTTGACAAGCTCAGGGACGGGAATGCTTACGATCAATACAACGACATGAAACGTTGGCCGTTCCTTTATCTGGATGATGTATGGGCCGACAGGCAAACGGAATTCAGCAGTGAAAAGCTGTCAACACTTCTTGGGTGCCGGATGGATCAATGGACCATAATGACCGCCAACGCCACTATGCAAGCCATCGCTGAAAACGATGTCCGAATCTCAAGCCGAATTATTCGAGATGGGAACCGGTTCGTGATTGTAAAAACAAAGGACTACCACATGAGGCAGTCAGCATGATCATCGTCGAACCAATCATAAATTGCGTTGCGGATTCATACCGAATCCAGGGAGTAGAAATCCTTGGACAACGCAAAGTGGCGCCAATTTCTGAGGCGCGAATTCTGACACTGTATTTGATTCAGCGCTATATCAGGCGCGGGCCAGCCTATGCGGCCTATCGTTTGGGCGTCTCCAAGCAGGCCGCGATTTACGCCTACACACGGGCCAGGGATTTAATGGAGATTGACACACAATTTCGCCAGCGAGTGAAGGACATCGAGTCCCAAATTGACAAGCGCGTTGCGCTCGAATTCGAAAGGATAGCATGAGAATCACATTCAAAATCAACCTCACGAGGCTTTTGAAAGCATACTTTTTCAAGGGCGACCGCGGAACATACGGCGACTTCGTTTGCTTTGAAAACAAGAACGGCCCCGACCAATACGGCAACACACATTTTGTTTGCCAGGATCTCGGAAAAGAAGCGCGAAAACGGGGCGAAAAAGGGCCAATCGTTGGCAATTTGAAGATTTGGGACGCATCACAGACACCACAATCCGAACCACAAGAAAATGACGGCAAAGTGCCATTTTAACACCATGAAAACCATACTGACCATAATGATGGCGGTCATCACCGTCCAAATCCAAGCGAGCGAGCTCCTGCAGCTTGCTGATGAACTCAAGGCCATTGCGCAATTGCCGGGGCGCATCGAGGCGATGGAAACCAAATTCGGGGAGCTCGAAACCAAATTCGGGGAGCTTCCGAAAACGAAATCCGATGCAGAGAAGTTCACCTTTATTCTGAAAGACTGGGATGGCGACGGCTACGTTGACAACGAGTGGGAAGACATCATCAGTCAAGGGCAAGCTCTTCAAAAGCCATACTGGATGAAAGCTGAAAACTATTGGGGGGCAAAATACCCATCTCCCTCGGGTCCTGGATGGCATGGAAGCGCAGCAATGCCTGTTATCAAAATTCTTTGTGTCGAGCCCGAATATTGGTTCCGAAACACGGCCCGATTGCCAGGGCGCTTCCAAGTGAGCTGCCCGACAAGATGGGGAACGCTTCTGCGCTTCCATGGCGATGGTGACAGGGTGTTGAGAGATTCGATCGATTATGGGACGCGAACCGATGGCGCGATAGCCATTTACGTCGAGCCTCAAACCAATGTGGATGGAATGATCGTTCGGCCGTTCGAACAGACGATCGACAACATTGTCATTCAAGCTTTGGGTGGATCGTTGCCGATATATTTGGCGCAAAATCAAGATCGACTTTGGATCCATGACACGAAGATCCTCCAGCATAATGGAGCGCTGGTAGGCATCAAGCATGGCCCTCCGGTCAATGAGGAATGGTATCCATCCAAGCAATCAACCGCCGGAAATGTTTGGCTTACGGATCCACGATTTCAGGATTGTCAGTTGGAGGGGCCTCATAGTGGCGCAAGGAAACAGGCCGCAATGTTGTTAAGTGGCGCAAACATCATCATTTCTGGATTGAACCTTTACGGTTGGGGATGTGGCCCTCTGCTGCACAACGACACCGGCCTGGTTATCTCGGGACTCACCATGCATGATGCCGGCGGCGCATTTTACCCGCCTTCTCAAATGCTCCCTTACGCAGTCAGTAGGGCTTTGGAATATGATCGAGCCGTGTTTTCTGGAGTTAATGCACCGAACGTGGGCTGGTATCTACCTAAATCTTCAGCAGCTCCAAGCACGATGGGTTTTTACAGAAAAGGGGATCGTATCTTGTGATATGCCGAAAGCGCCAACAACTCATAAAGCCAAGAGCTACGGACGCAAGCCGATCAAGGTTTATGAGTCCCAAGCCAGGGCGATCCGGCGAAAGAGCAACTGGAAACGAACCAGCACGTTATTCCGCCAGCAACACCCAATATGCGCTGATCCATTCGGAGACCACGGCGATCGTCCTGTTCCATCAGAGCAGGTGCATCACGTCAAACCGATCGAGCAGCGTCCGGATCTCGCATTCACGCGTTCCAACCTGATGGCTCTGTGCGCCGATTGTCACGCTAAGCTCGAATCAAAGAAATGACCGAAACCAGCCAGCTTCTCACGCCTGACGAGGTCGCCGTGATCCTTCGAAGGAAGGTGTCG